CGGCTCCCTCTCGACCCTGAACGCCAACTCGTTCTTTGCGATTAACCAAGTGGGCGTCCTTCCGCCTACGCAGGCTGAAACTATCCTTCCGTACAACGGGATTCTGTACCAGAGCACATCGAACACCCTCCCGCCCTCGGGCTTCATAAACCTTACGAGCACCTACTACAGTTCAAATACAAATTCGGCCATGATTACCACAACCTCTGGAGGGAACCTTTCTTTCACGAACGTCATGTCCTTTATGATGACGGCCGTCTTATACACGTCGAATGCCGTCTCGACCGTCTCGATAGTAAGCACCGACCCAGCATTTTCCCAACAGACCCATGCAGTCGCATCGAGTATCGCACCGCCCTACACCGTCTCGATTCCGTTCAGCGTCTCGAACACCAGCGCCCTGTATTCAATTTCGGTCGGAATTATTAACAATCTTTCGGCCAACGTCCTCTCTGGGACGTACATCTCGATCGCGGCCCTCGCCTCGAGCGTCAGCACCGGCGCCATTACGCCCGATTACAGTTACTGCGACTCGGTCGGGACTCACATCATCAAGAACGCGGACCTCAAGATTGGTGGCCAGATCATCCAGAGCATCACGGGAGAATACATCGAGATTTGGAACGAGTTAAACATCCCGTACGAGAACCAGCCTGGTCTACAGCTTCTGACGGGCAAGTACGACACAGGGACGTCCATCCCACCCGCTGGCCGAACTTACTTCATCAACCTTCCGTACTATTTCTATGAAAACCCCGAGCTGTCCATACCGATCACTGCACTCGGTCGTCAGGACGTCGAGGTCTGGGTCACCTTCCGGGAATTCTCCGAACTGACAGCCATCTCCGTTCCCGAACCCACCTTGAGCGCGACTATCATCACCGAGTACGTCTACCTGGCCAACCCTGAGATTAACTGGTTCCAGAACCATCGGATCGACTATGTCATCACACAGACGCAGTACCAGGAGTTCGACCTGGCCCAGGGGTTCCAGAGCGCTGTTTTCGAACTGGAGTTTTCCGGCCCGATCAAGGAGCTCTTTTTCATAACTCAGCCGGTCGGAAACGCGCCTTACGACTATGTGGTCGCCGGGTCGACAAACCCGAACCTGCAGAGTCTCGGGATGACATTCAACGGCGAGGACGCATTCTTGACCTCGTGCACAAACGCCCTTTACGTCGGGGCGATCGAGCCGTTCAACCACCACGTCAACTTCTTTTCCAAACCCCCCTCACCACAACTTCAAATTTTCGGAAGACAATTTTTCATGTATGTCTTCTCGAAAAACCCGAATAGTCGCAACGCCTCGGGCACCATCAACTTTAGCAGGATCCGCAACGTGTTTTTGCAACTCAACGTCTTTAATCCGGGCGCAGTCTATCCCGTGAAGAAATTCCGGGTCATTGCCACGTCACAGAACGTCCTTCGGGTCGAGAACGGAATTGCAGGTCTGATGTTTGACTAGGCGTCCGGCTCAGAATTATAATGTTCGGTTAGTATCAGGCGACCATGCCCTCCGTGCCCATCCACAGGTACGACGAGTATGGTATCATTCACGTCATCGCACAGGCCAAGGTGGACCATATGGACTTCTGGACGGCCACCTCCAACCACAAGTGGTTCCAGCACGCCCGGACCCATCAGGTCTTTGCAACCCACACGGGCCAGCGCGTATACCTCCAGGACGTCATCAAAGGTCGTAAAGGTCCATGGGCTCACCTCAACGGAGATCCATGGGATTTTACGAACAAAAATCTGGTCGAGGTTTCCACGAACATCCGGACCGTCAAGCGAAAGCATGGGACGTCCAGTAAGGTCGGTGTTTGCTTCGTCGAGAGACGGAACCGGTGGAAGGCGACTCTGTCCGGAAATCTCATCGGATATTTCAAGACGGAGGATGAGGCGACGGTCGCACGACTTAAAAGGGTTTTGACTTTGAATCCTATGATTAAGTTTGTCCGTGAAGGAGAAAACCCCAATGGAAAGACTGGAATGCACAATCCAAACACTGACCAGGTCCAAGGTGGGAAACCAGACGCCTACCTCGACACTGATGACGCAGAGGATGCCGAGATCCCACTGACTCCCTACAAGATCGGGTCGGAGTTCCTCGAGTTTGACCGACGGCCAACATGGTGTGCCATTTCTCACAATTGATACCATTTGAACACTTTATAATTTTAACTTTTAGTCCAATTGGGAAGTAATTGTCTCCTTATATAATTGCGGGAATTATAGGGGGTATAGGTCCCGAGCCATAATGTTCAGATAGTATCAACCCTGATACCATTTGAACACTTTATGATTTTAACTTTTAGTCCAATTGGGAAGTAATTGTCTCCTTATATAATTGAGGGATTATAGGGGGGTGTGGGTCCCGGCCCCCAGTGTTCAAATGGTATCAAACCTGATACCATTTGAACATTATACATTCTCAACTTATGGATTACAAATTGACATAATATCAAATTGAGTCAATCTAGGGCTGGTAGATTCCTGGGCCAAGCGCCCCCGGACCTCCCAAAATCTCTAAGTCCCTAGTAGTATGGCCGGACGGGCAAGTCTTGCATTCCTCGGCCAGGAGGACATTTCGTTGAGCGGGGACCCGCAGGTGACGTACTTTGTGGAAAGGTACGCCGGACAGACGCTCTTCACCCAGCGTGTCGAACAGGTCATTTTCGACGAGCAGGGAGTCAGTTTTGGCACGGAGAACCACAGGATCCTCCCAAAGTCCGGGGACCTCATCACGAACATGTACCTGTACGTTGAGTTCCCAGCCCTGCCGCCGGGCGTGGGCGTGCTCGACTCAGTCGGGACCCTCATGTTCCAGTATGTCGAGCTGTATTTAGGAACAGAATTGATTGAACGCCTCTATGCAGAGCACATCGAGATGGCCTTTGACCTGGAGGTTCCCAAGGGGAAGCAACCGGCCCTCTCCTACCTCATCGGCAAGAACCTCCAGTTCGTCGTCACACCGAACGCATCTTACACGATCCCGCTGCCATTTTCTACATTCAAAAAGGGGATGGTGATTGATGGACCGGATATTACGTTTCGGATCGTCTGGAACCCCACGACGTTTTTCACGACGCCACCGACCAACCTACCGGGGACAATCACGTCCTATCTGAACATTGAATACACCTACGTTGCGGAGGCTGAAAGGAAGTTGTTGCCCGGGAGCGCGTTCGTGAAAGAGAGGCCCGCGGTCGCCCCGCCCCGCCTTCAAATCTTCGAACAGGTCCAGCGCATAGAGTTCTTTGCACCCCAGGGCGTCTCGAATGTCCAGTGCCTGCTGGATTTCTCCAACCCGGTCAAGGAGCTCTTCGTGGTGATCCAGAACGACTCGGCGCTCGGCTACGACTATAGCAACACGGCGACGAGCGCAAGCACCTCCATAGGGACGGGGGACCTGCTCAAAAACTTGCAACTCGATTTCAACGGCGTCTCGCGCATCGACCCCGTCGTGGGGACTCCGCAATTTATTCGGATCATCCAACCTCTCGAATTTCACACGAGAGTTCCTGACCGGCTCTTCTACATGTACTCATTCAGTCTGGACCCGGAGGGTGAAGACCCATGCGGTTCCGTGAACCTCTCACGAATTAAGAATCAAAAACTGTACTTGTCGCTGAACCCGAGTCCGGCCAACGTGAAGATTCGGGTCTACGTCTCCTCCTACAACTTTTTGGAGGGATCAAAGGTGATATTCAGTAACTTCAAGTGAGGACTTAGAGAATCGGTGCAATTTTAGATTAGAATTGAGAATGAAGACAGGAGAGGGTGAGATGGATACCAGCGCCCTGGAGCAGAGTGCGATCGACCTCTTCCTGCCGGTCATGGAATCTGGAACGGTTCTGGCCGCACACTATGCTCAGGCGTGCGGACGGGACTGTGTGGTCGGAAGGGACATGCGGTACGGACTGATGTATGCAGCCAGGAACGTGGCCGGAAAGCACGTGGGATCTCTGTACCCCGAGGTTTATGAGGACTCGGGTACCGAGTCCGAGGGCGACGCCCTCTCTGAAGACGCCGACGAGTCCGAGGGCGAGGAGTCCGACGAGTCCGACCCGGACGAAGACGAGGAGTCCGATCCGGAATGGACGGAGTATGAAGGGGCCGATGATGACATGGCCGTGAAGATGAACGACTGCGCGAGGACATGGGCCGAGTGGGTTCCCAGCAACCCTACA